GGTACATTAATTTTAAATGCAGGAAGTCAATTAGAATGTCAACTTGCAGATAGTAAGTCAGGACTTATAAGAAAAACTGCAAGTGGAGGGAAAGTTGTAATATTAGGACAACCTTATTTTAAAGTAGCAAATGGTTTAGCACCTTTACAAATATTATCTAATACAGGAACAGCACAAGATGTACTTAATTTTGGTTTAGTTGATAATTGTGCAGTAGGATTTAGATTAGCAAATACATTTACTGACACAACATATGGAACAACTTACGCTCCTAATATTTTAGGCGGAGGTACTAATTATGAAGACACAACATATTCATTCTAATTATGGAAAATTTTAAACAAATAGTATATAGACAATCAGACCAAGCTCTGATGATTATACCACAAAATGAGGAACTTCAAGTAGTACCAAGATTTGTAAATGAATTAACAGCAGAACAACAAGCATCATTTAATGAACTTGAAGCATTTTGTTTAACACAAAAAGACCCATTAGTATATATAGTTTATACAACTGATGTAAATAGATTAGATGTACAAGGAGAAGATAATGAGGTAGTATGCTTAATTGTTTCTGAAATGAATCCTGAAGATAAAGCAATAGTAGATAAGGTAGGAGTTATATGTACAGAATTATTAAATAGTTAGAAAATGGCAATAGTATATACAAAAACTGACCAAGGATTAACAGTTGCAACAGGAACAGGAGCACCTGTACATACAGCAGTTGCAGGAGATAGATATACAGATACAGCAAATGGTAATACGTATCAATATACTACAATATGGAATTTAATGCCATTAAGTGGTGGTTTAACTTACTTTACAGAAGCACAAAACACAACAGCACCTAATGCTACTGTTCCTGTAGATAGTTTAACAGCAGTAACCGCAACAACTAATGGAGATATTGCAATAGTTCCTAAAGGTATAGGAGCATTTACTTTAGCAGTTGCTGATAATTTAGTTGCAGGTGGTACTAAAAGAGGACCTAATGCTATAGATTTACAAACAATAAGAAATGTAAATTCACAAGTTGCAGGAGGAGCAAGGTCATTTACAGCAGGTTCATATAATACAGCATCAGCAGATGATTCAGTAGCAATAGGTAAAGGTTGTGTTGCAAATGCATTTTATTCAGTTGCTATAGGTTTACAAACTTATGCAACAGGAAGTTATGCAACAGCTTTTGGTTTTTCAAATAATTCTTCAGGTCAACAAAGTCTTACAAGTGGTTATGGAAATGTAGCAAGTGGAAGTTCTTCAGTTGCTTTAGGAAGTAGTAATACAGCAAGTGGAGGAGCTTCAGTTGCAATGGGAAGTGGTAATACAGCAAGTAATACAGGTACAGTTGCAATGGGAACTAGTTGTACAGCATCTAATGCTAATACTATTGCAATGGGTAATAGAGCTAAAGCAACTGGCGATTCTTCTATATGTTTAGCTAGTTATTTCTTTGCCAATTCTACTGCAAGTGGTGATAATTCAATAGTTGTAGGTTATGGAACTGCAAGTGGATCTAGGTCAATGTGTTTGGGATTTGGAACCACTGCGGCTGGATCTTCATCAGCAATAGGAGATAGTGCCAATACATTTTCAACTTTAGGTAGAATAGCTTTAAGTGGTAGTTCATTAGGTAATGCAGGTGATAATCAAAAAGGAATTATATCATATAGACAAAGAACTACAAACGCAACTCCTACAATATTAACAACAAATAATGCCACTACATTTGGTGATAATGCCAGTTCACAATTAGCTTTACAAAATCAACAAGTAATGAGATTTAAAGGTTCTATTACAGCTAAGCAAAGTGGAACAACTGATATTGCTGTATGGGATATTGATGGAGTAATTGTACGTGGAGCAAATGCAGCTAGTACTGTGTTAACTGTTGGCAATGTAAATGTTGTTACTAATATACCTGCTTGGGTAACTCCTACTTTAGCTGCAAACACAAGTGTAAATGTTGGTGGTTTATTAATAACAATTACAGGGGTGATAGCAACTAATATACAATGGTTTGCTACTATAGATACCGTAGAAAATATTTATGCATAAAAAATAAAAAAATATGAAATTAAAAACATTAGTACCTGTAACTTATAATAGTGGAATAGCAGGACAAGAAACAGGAATAGTAGAAGGTATTTTAACTTCTTGCAATCAACAATTAGCAAGTACATTTGATTCAATGTATATGTTTCAATATGTATCTGAAGAAGGTCAAGTTATTTCATCTAACTTATATCCTGTTACAGAAGAAGAAACAAATGCTTTGTATGACCTAGTTAAAGATGAAGTACCAACAGGTTTAAGTTATACTGATGCTACTACATATCTTTATTATTTAGGATTCAGAGTAAAAATGGCTATAACATTTGGTATAGAAGTAAGTGAAATAGAAATATTAATTGACTAATATTTAAAAAAATGGCTGTACATACTCCAAGTGGGTTAATAATAAATAACCAACAAACAGGAATACAATATACTAAAGTAACAAATAGTTCAGCTGACTGGGCATCTGTAGCCAACTCTACTTATTTTTATGATTTAACAGATAAGTTGAATCATTATAAAAATTCAGAAGGTGTGGTATTAGAAATATTTAGTAGTGATGCTGTTGCATTTTCACCTCAAGATGTATCTTCTGCAGACACTGCACCAACAGCGGCATCTACTCAGTACTATTATCAAACAATAAGTACTGTTACAGGAACTATATCCAAAGTAAAACTATGGGGTTTTTCAGGTTCAGATTTAGTTAGATTTGGTATTTACAGAGGAACTTTGACAGGTACAATGACTTTAATAGGCCAAGGGTCTTTAACTTGTAGTACAGGTGCAAATGAAATCTTACTTACAGCAGAAGCAGGACAAACATTAAAGCTAGCAGTTGGAGAAAATCTTGTTGTAGGATATTATGCAGATGGAATTAGTTGGAGAACTATATATGATGTAGGTATTTCTGATGCTATATTTGGAATATCTAATACATCAAATATAACAACAATGCCTGCAACACCAACTGGAACTGCTACTGGAATTAGATTTGCATGTACATTATATTCATAAAATCAATTTAAAAGATGAAAACTTCACAACAAGGCATAGACCTAATTAAGGGATTTGAAGGATGTAAGTTAAAAGCTTATGTTGATCCTGGAACTGGTGGATTACCAATAACTATTGGGTATGGAAATACATCTAGAAAGGATGGTAGCAAGTTTAAATTGGGTGATAAAATTACTCAAGAAAGAGCTAATGAATTATTTATAGAGTTACTTCCTAAGTATGAAGCTACTGTAGATAGGAATATAAAGGTTACTTTAAACCAAAATCAATTTGATGCACTAGTATCATTTTGCTGGAATTGTGGTAGCTCAAAAGATTTATTTGGTTTAATAAATAAAAAAGCTACAGATGCAGTTATACATGATTGGTGGATAAACCATTATGTATCTAGTGGAAATAAAATACTTCCTGGATTATTAAAAAGAAGAAAAAAAGAAGCAGATTTATACATTAAAAAATAAGATTATGAAAAATTTAAAAAAAAGATGGAATGCTAAAACTCCAACATTTTGGAAAAAAATGCAAAAAATTGGTATTATAGCAGGAACAATAGGAGGAATAATTATTGCTTCTCCAGTAGCATTACCTGCAATATTGGTATCAGCTAGTGGATACTTAATATTAGCTGGAACTGTAACTGCCACATTATCACAGTTAACCATAGAACCAGCAAAATAATTTTAAAAAAGTGCGCTGTATCTAGTAAAATATAACTATATTAGAATATATATTATTTTTTATTTTTATTATTATGGATCAAATACTTACAATAGGTTTATTCTGTATAGGTTTTATTATTACACTTATAGGATACTTTTTAAAGACAACACACACATCAATAATAGCAGATGTAGCAGTTCTTAAAACTAATGATCAATCTCACACAGAAGAGGAGGGTAGATTAAAAGGTAAAATAGAATTACTTGAACAAGAACATAGACTTAAATATCAGTTGATCACAGAAACAACTCAACAAGAGATTAAGAATATGGCTGCTAAAATTGGTGAATTATCTGATACAGTTGGTAAACTAATTACTATTCAACTTAAAAATGTAAAATGAATCCCACATTTTTAAAAACGGGAGATATATTACATTGTAGTGGAAAAAATTTAAATAGTAAATTAGTTAAGAAATTTACTAAATCAAAATTTACACATTCTGCAGTGTTCATAGAAGTATGGGGAGAACCCTATGTCTTAGATGCACAAAAAGATGGTGTAAATTTAAGAGCATGGGCAGACTGGTTACTTGAATATGAATATGATATTATAATACATAGATCAAGTACAGTTACTAATGAGAAAACATTTGCTCAAAGAGCACTCTCCAGAGTAGGTTGTTCAGCATATAGTTTTGAAGAAATTATTATGAAGAAACCTTTTCAATTACTTACAGGCAGGTGGAGAAAGAAAAAATATGAAAGTTTATACTGTTCAGAGTATATTGCATGGATATATTGTATAGAGAAAGTATATAACTTTACACCACAAGATTTACATGATTGGTGTAAAAAGAATTTCTTTTATGAAATTGTAATTTAAATTTGTATTTTTATAATCAGGTTTAACCAATAAATAATAAGTTATGATATTAAGTCAAATAAGAAATGCAGTTAACTCTAAAGGCTACAAGTGGTTTGAGGATGCAGCAAACAAAAGTTATGATGTTAATATAGTAGGAGTACGTAATAGTGCTACTGGTAGAAAAGTTACTAATGTATTTGATGATATTATCACAATATCATATAAAGATGATAAAGGTATATGGCAATACCATGAATGGATGAATACAACTGAACCAGGTAAAAAAGGTGTAATGCAGTATCATAATCCTAAAGGTGTAGCAAGACTTATTCCTGGACAATACAGAGGTGTATGGTCTATTGATAAGCATCAAGGTAAATATGAAGCCCTATGTCAAAGAAATGGTACTGTAGCAATCTTTAGAGATAATAATAAAGACATGACCTTTGATGAAGTAATAAGAGATAATGGCATGTTTGGTATTAATATCCACAAAGCAGGTCAAGATTCTACATGGGTAGAGAACTGGTCAGAAGGATGTCAAGTATTTAAAAGAGTAAAAGACTTTGATGAGTTCATGAAGATCTGTAGAATAGCAGCAAAAATACATGGTAACAAATTCTCTTACACATTAATTGAATCTAAAGATATAGTAGCAGTATGAAATTAAGAAATGCCTGGAAAATAAAGAATAAACAATGGGATAAAGCCTGTGTAAGAATCCGTCTTGGAGCTTTAGACTTATTTACCATTGAATTTGATATTGATAGAAGCTTTTACATGTTGACTATATTAAACTTTACAATTAAAAATAGATAATAACTACGCATCTATAATTTAGAACTCAGGTAATTAACGTACCTGAGTTTTTTATTTTAAATACTAGAAGTTTAAACTTATTTTGTATATTTGTATAAACTTTAAAAATATATATAATGGAAAATGAAAAATTTTACTGGATGGTCTGTGAACTTGCTGATGAAACAATAGAAAGTGTAAATACAATTCATCCTTTTATTGTAATGTCACAAATGAGAAATACTGCTCCAGTACGTTCATTACTTAACTGGAAAGAAATAAGTAAAGATGAGCATGACTTATTTAATAATGTTTTATATAAAAATGCATAAATAAAAGTTTAATTTAAAAACAAGTACAATGGAAAATGTAAACCAACAAGAGCAAGAAGTAGAGTTAACAGCAGAAGAATTAGCAGAAAGAAAGGCTGATATGCTTAAATTTTACACAGAATCAATTCCTTATTTAACAGCACAACTAGAGTATGAAAAAGTACTATGTGAAATTGATGAGGCTAGATTCAAAAGAACAAGTATTAACTATCAACTTGCAATGATGATGAACCCACCTACTGAAGGTGAAGAAGAAATTGATGCACCATCACCAGAACAAGAAAGAAAACTTAAAACTCAATAAGAACTTATGGCATTAGTAAATCAAGTACAGAAACGTGCTGTAATGCCTAAATGGGAAATTGTTAAATTTCAGATATTATCTCACTGCTATATTAATCATATAGTGGTGAGTGATTCTGACTTAAACTGTTTAACATTATTGAGCATGTCAGGACCTATTGAATTAACTCATTTTTGTTATGATGCTTCTTCTGATGAACAGATGATATTTAAGTCTCCACAAACAGTTAGAAATGCGGTTAATAAAGCAATGAAGACAATGTTAGTAATTAAAGATGATGTAGATAAAAAACTTATCAGATTAAATCCTACCTTGCAAGTACAAACAGAAGGAGATATATTATTAGATTATAAATTTCTAGGAAGATGATTCCAAAAAAACCTAATATATTATATAAACAAGTTGCTGAAGATTTAAATGTCTCAGAAACACTTGTAGATAATTTCATGACTTTCTACTATAAAGAGATAAGAAAAAACTTAACTGAGTTAAATCATATCAGAATAAACTTAGATGGTTTAGGAATCATGTCAATTAAACCTAGATTAGTTACTGCACTCTTGGACAAGTATCATAATAGTATTGAAACACTAAATACTGATACTATGGCCAATTATAACTATAAGAAAAGAATAGAGGCTAAAGTTATATTATTAGAGAAAGCAGATAAAATGCTAAAAGCAGATAAAGAAATTAAAGATAAATTTTTAAAGGATAAAGCAGATGGTAAAGCTAAAGGAAATTTGGAACAATAGAAAACAGATTATGGAGGGTATTAAGAACTCTGTAATAAGAGATGCCTTTGTAGAAAAGATTGCAGCAGACAGAATGGAGTTATGTAATGTGTGTGTAAGAAAAGATACTAAAGGTTCATCATGTGTAATGCCAGGGACGCAACCATGTTGTAATTTATGTGGATGTTCACTTACATTTAAAACAAGATCATTATCATCAGACTGTCCAGACTTAAGATGGAAGGCGGTTATCACAGAAGAAGATGAAGATAAACTAGAAAAATTATAATTATGACAATTGGAGAAGATTTAACAGCACAAGGTTTATATGGACTTAATCATATTGGTAGTGTTGGTACTGTAACTGCTGGTGGTATATGGGATCAAATAACAAGTAATAATAAAAATGTTTATACTCCAACAGAGGTATTATTAAATAGAATAGAAAAATTAGAACTTCAAAATAAGTTTTTATCATTGAGTATACTTAGATTAGAAGATAAATTTACTCAAGAAGAAGTTAATAATATTAAAAGTATGTTGACATCAAATGATGAAGCATCAATTATTTTAGCTGATACAATTATAGAAAATGCACAATTATGAGTATAGTATTTAAAGCAGATGATCATAGTTATACTAGTATAGAAGGTGAAGAATCTATCAAATGGACTAGTGTAACAAGTCTTATATCAAAATTAAAAAAGCCATTTGATAAAGTTAAAGTAGCTGCTAAATGCTCTAAACAAAAAAAATCAAAATGGTTTGGTATAGCACCAGAAAAGATAATTGAAATCTGGGATAGTGAAGCACTAAGAGCTACATCATTAGGAACCTTTTATCATAATCAAAGAGAATCAGATCTATGCAGTCTATCTTCATTGGAAGTAGATGGTGTGATAATACCAATAATAACTCCAGTACCTGAAGTAAACAATTTAAAGTATGCTCCTTCTCAGAAATTAGAACAAGGTGTATATCCTGAACATATGGTTTATTTAAAGTCTGCAGGTATATGTGGTCAATCAGATTTAGTAGAAGTAGTAAATGATAGGATAAATATCATTGATTACAAGACAAATAAGAAGATTGATGTTGAATCATATAAGGATTGGGATGGGATTAGTGACAAATTACAGGAACCTGTATCACATTTGGATGATTGTAATTTTAACCACTATGCACTACAATTAAGTATATATATGTATATTATGTTGAAGCATAACCCAAAATTAAAACCGGGTAAATTGTTTATACATCATGTTACATTTGACTTAGATGGAGTAGATGAATGGGGATATCCTATTACTAAATATACTGATCAAGGAGATCCGGAAATTAAACAAGTAATACCAATGGAGATACCATATTTAAAAGAAGAAGTAATTGCTATAATTAAATCATTATAAAGATGTTAATAAAACTATTTGATGTACAGAATAATGTAGTAATACCAACTGAACATTGTTATACTTTACATGCACTTAAGGATGTTATGGATGAATATCCAGAAAACTACATTAAGATATATCAGTACTTGTTTTATATGACATGTCCTAATCCTGATATGAATCCATTCTTTCACACACCAGAGATAGATAAAGAAGATTTAATTCTAACTGAGATAAAAGCTGAATTTTCTATTGAGGATAAAACAATATATCAAGCATTAGTATTTTGCCAAAGATTATATGAGACTCCTACATATAGAGCATATAAAGGTATGGCATCTATGTTAGATAGATTAGCTAGATATATGGAGACTACTCCAATTACTGCAGGAAGAGATGGTAATATAAATTCATTAGTTGCTGCAGCAAAGAACTTTGATCTTATTAGAGCTTCTTTTAAAGGAGTATATAAAGATTTACAGGAAGAACAATCTAGTAAAGTACGCGGAGGAATTGGTTTATCTTATGATTCTTAAAATCAAGTAGTTATGGAAAATATGTACACGGATATTCCCACTTGGGATAATGGAACATGGACTACTACATCTTTTAGTACAAGAAAAGAATTTGGTGAGTTTGTGTTTGCATTATTTAAAGAGCCAGGTGAATATGAGTTTGATGATGTTAGTAATAAAGTATTTATATCTGAATCAACAAAATTCAATATAGATAAAGTATATTGTGTAGCTCCATTTAAATCTAAAGATTTTATTAACTATTGGGAAGACCAAAAAGCTAAATGCAGATTAGGTGTAATAATTAAATCAGGAACTAAAATCTGGTTCCTTACAAGAGATTATTATATGTGGTTAAACTTCTTACCAATCTTTGATAAGGAGGAGCAAAAGTTTGGATTTGCTAAGATAAGAGATGCACAATATCATATGGCCTTATATGAGATACTTGCAGAGATAAACTATATGCACGTAGCTATTCTTAAAAAAAGACAGATAGCTAGTTCATACTTTCATGCAGGTAAACTCATTAATCAGTTATGGTTTGAAGCAGGGGTTACATTAAAAATGGGTGCCTCACTTAAAGATTATATCAATGAGAAAGGTACATGGAAATTTTTATCTGAGTATGCAGCATTCTTAAATGAACATACTGCATGGTATAGACCTATGTCTCCAGACAAAATAATGATGTGGCAACAAAAAATTGAAATAAGAAAAGGTGATAGAAAAGCTGAAATAGGACTTAAAGGTACTATGCAAGGTATGTCTTTTGAGAAAGATCCAACAAATGGTGTAGGGGGTCCAGTTAAGTTCTTCTTTCATGAGGAAGCAGGAATTGCTCCCAAGATGGATACAACCTTTGGATATATCAAGCCAGCACTTAAGTCTGGTATGATTACTACAGGATTATTTATTGCTGCAGGATCAGTAGGGGATCTTGATCAATGTGGTCCTTTAAAGAAAATGATACTTGATCCAATTAGTAATGATATATACCCAGTTAAAACTAATCTAATTGATAAAGATAATACATGGGGAGAATCAGGATTGTTTATACCGGAACAATGGTCTATGCCACCATATATAGATGACTATGGTAATTCACTTGTCCAAGAAGCATTAATTGCTTTAGATGAATACTTTGAGGAAATTAAGAAAAATAAAGAACCTAAAGATTATCAACTTGAGGTATCTCAGCATCCAAGAAATATAGAAGAGGCATTTGCATTTAGAAAAGAGGCTAAGTTTCCACCACATCTTGTAAATGCTCAGATAAAAAGAATAGAAGAAAAAGAATACTCTTCAGAGTTTCTTGATATATCTAGAGATGAAACCGGTAAAGTAAAAGTAAAAGCTACTAATAAATTACCAATAGCTGAGTTTCCTATATCTAAGAAGACAGAAGATAAAACAGGTACATTAGTAGTATGGGAAAGACCAGTACCAGATCCTACATTTGGTATGTACTATGGTAGTATTGACCCTGTTGCAGAAGGAAAGACAACTACCTCAGACTCACTATGTTCCATATATATAATGAAAGCTCCAGTTGAAGTAACTAAGGTTACTAATGGTGAGGCTGAGACATTTATAGAAAGAGATAAAATTGTAGCAGCATGGTGCGGAAGATTTGATGATATTAATAAAACACATGAGAGACTAGAATTAATAATAGAATGGTATAATGCATGGACTATAGTAGAGAATAACATATCTCAATTTATAAATCACATGATATCAAGAAAGAAACAAAGATATCTTGTACCAAGAAACAAAATAGTATTCTTAAAAGATTTAGGTTCTAATGCAAATGTATTCCAAGAATACGGATGGAGAAATACAGGGGTATTATTTAAAAACCATATGATCAGTTATACTCAAGATTTCTTAACTGAAGAGATAGATCATATACAGAAAGATGATGGTACTACTGTAAAAATACATTATGGTGTAGAAAGAATACCGGATATAATGTTAATGAAAGAAATGCAGGCTTATCAAGATGGACTCAACGTGGATAGATTAGTAGCTTTTTCTGCATTAGTTTCATTTCTTAAAATCCAACAAGCTAATATGGGTTACACAAAAAGAATTGTGAGAGATGAAGCAAGTAAAAAATTGGAAAATTCAAAAAATTTGTATACCTTAAAGAGTAGTCCTTTTAGACATATGGGTAGAAGTGGATTAGGTGAAAATCAAAAATTTAACAGATCACCATTTAAAAATTTAAAATAAAAGAATATGCAAGTATATAATGCACTACAGTTAAAAAAAGGAGCAAAGACAGAACACAACAGGTTAGGTAGTATAACTCAACCTTTACAGTTTATTCCTAAAGCAGAAAAAGATGATAAGTGGGCAGCTTGGAATCTTGACTGGTTAGAGTGGAATGGTCTTAAACAGATTAAGAGAAATGCCCGTAGGTTAATGAAAAATTATAAGTTAGCTAAAGGTGTTATTGATAAGTCTGATTATATTGTAGAGGAAGATAATGATTATAGAGATATAATTGAAACTCTTACTAAAGAAGATTCTTCTGCACTTGAACTTAAATTTTACCCAATTATACCCAATGTAATTAATGTTCTTGTAGCTGAGTTTGCTAAAAGATCAAGTAAATTAACATACCGTGCTGTTGATGAAGGATCATATAATGATATGATGGAGCAAAAAAGACAAATGGTAGAAGACACATTAATGCAAGATGCACAGATGAAGATAACATCTGCATTAGTAGAACAAGGTCTTAATCCAGAATCTCCAGAAGCACAAGAACAATTAAATCCAGAAAAACTTAAAACATTACCTGAAATAGAACAATTCTTTAAAAAAGATTACAGATCTATAGTAGAGCAATGGGCTTCTCATCAACATGAAGTTGATACTGAAAGATTCAGAATGGATGAGTTAGAAGAAAGAGGATTCAGAGATATGCTTATTACAGACAGAGAGTTCTGGCATATGAGAATGATGGAAGATGATTATGATGTAGAATTATGGAATCCTGTACTAACATTCTATCACAAGTCTCCTGATGCAAGATATATATCACAATCTAACTGGGTTGGTAAAACTGACATGTTAACTGTAGCAGATGTTATTGACAAGTATGGATATATGATGAATGAAGATCAGATGGCATCACTAGAAGCTATCTATCCTATCAGATCTGCAGGATATAACATTGGTGGTACTCAGAATGACGGATCATTTTATGATGCAACTAAATCACATGAGTGGAATACTAACATGCCTTCATTAGGATTCAGACAATACTCTACTGCAGCAGCTAATAGTATATTCAACGGAGGAGATATTGTTAATTACATACTTAGAGAAGGAGAAGATTATTATGATCAAGGTACTGCATATCTATTACGTTGTACTACAGCATATTGGAAATCTCAAAGAAAAGTAGGTCACTTAACTAAAGTTACTGACTCAGGTGAAGTAATTACAGAAATTATTACTGAAGACTATAAAGTAACAGATATGCCTATATATGATACAAGACTCTTTAAAAATAAAACTAAAGACAATATTGTATATGGTGAGCATATAGACTGGATTTGGATTAATGAGGTATGGGGTGGTATTAAAGTTGGACCAAACATTCCTTCTTTCTGGGGTATGAATAACCCTGGTGGATTTACTCCTATATATATTGGTGTTGATAAACAAAACATAGGACCACTTAGATTTCAATTTAAAGGTGATAATAGTTTATATGGATGTAAACTACCAGTAGAAGGTGCAGTATTCTCAGATAGAAATACTAAGTCAACTGCATTAATAGATTTAATGAAACCTTTCCAGATAGGATATAATATTGTTAATAACCAAATAGCAGATATTTTAGTAGATGAGTTAGGTACAGTTATCTTATTAGATCAGAATGCATTACCAAGACATTCTATGGGTGAAGACTGGGGTAAAAACAATTTAGCTAAAGCTTATGTAGCAATGAAGAATTTTCAGATGCTTCCTTTAGATACCAGTATTACTAATACAGAGAATGCTCTTAACTTTCAACACTTTCAGAAATTAGACCTAGAACAAACTAATAGGTTAATGTCAAGAATACAATTAGCTACATATATGAAACAACAAGCATATGAAGTTATAGGTATTAATCCACAAAGAATGGGTCAGCAATTATCTCAACAAACTGCAACAGGTGTAGAACAAGCAGTTGGATCATCTTATGCTCAAACAGAAATGTACTTCATACAACACTCAGATTACTTAATGCCAAGAGTACATCAGATGAGAACAGATCTTGCACAGTTTTATCAATCTACTAAACCTTCTGCTAGGTTATCATATATGACTTCTGCAGATGAAAAAGTAAACTTTCAGATTAATGGTACAGATTTATTAATGAGAGATCTTAATATATTTGCAACTACTAAAGCTAACTATAGAGCAGTATTAGACCAATTGAAAAACATGGCAATATCTAATAACACTACAGGAGCTTCAATATATGACTTAGGAAAATTAATGCAGTCAGAAAGTATATCTGAATTGAATAGTGTACTTAAAGATTCTGAGCAAAAAATTAAAGCACAGAAAGATGCAGAAATGAAACATCAACAAGATATGCAAGATCAAGCATTAAAAGCAAGAGCGGAAGATGAAAAACTTAAAAGAGATTCAGAAGACATTAGAGGAGAAAAAGATAGACAGAGAGATATTCTTGTTGCTGAAATTAGGTCTGCTGGATTTGGTGCTACACAAGATATTAATCAAAATCAACAATCTGATTACAATGATACTCTAAGAGATATACAAAACTCAGAACAGTTCACTAGTCAAATGAGTCTTGAAAGACAAAAAGAAGCTAATAGGACTTCTAGTAATAATCAGAAAGCAGAATTAGAGAGAGAAAAACTTATGGTTCAACAAAATATTGCTGATAAACAATTACAAGTGGCCAGAGAAAACAAAAATAAATATGATGTTAAAGGAAAATCTGATAACAAGAAATAACACTTAGCCATATAATGCCAAAAATGAAAAAATAAAATTAAACAAATCTAAATTTTAGAAGTTTATTTGCATTAAAATAGTTATATTATTTATAGTAACATAAAGACCAACATATGAATACTGAAGAACAAACAACTCAAGAAAACACTACTGTATCACAAGTAGATGTAAACTTGGATGAATTATTTGGAATGCCTGGGGCAGAAAACGTGATGCTACCAGAAGAAGAAGAGGAAAAGAAATCTCTTTTTACTAAGGATAAAAAAACTGATTATGAGTTCCTTGACAGCAAAACTGGTGTAACAAGTAAACCAGATACGGCAGAACAGACTATTACTAAGGAAGAAGTCCAAGAAACTATTGATGAGTTAGATGGACTTATTGCTCAGGAAGAAGATGCAGGTAACAAAGGAAGACCAAAGATAGATAAGTCAGGTCTTCATGAGTTAGCAGCTAAGATGATAGAAGAGGGTACTCTATTTGGATTTGATGATGATAAAGATTTAGAAGAATATACTACTAAAGACTTTAGAGAGTTATTTGAAGCCAACTTTCAAGAGAAAGAAAGAAAGATTAAAGAGGCAGCTCCTAAAGATTTCTTTAATGCATTACCTGATGAATTGAAAACTGCAGCTAAGTATGTAGCAGATGGTGGACAAGATCTTAAGGGTTTATTCAGAACTCTTGCTCAAGTAGAAGAAGTATTTGAACTTAATCCAGATGATGAGAATCATCAAGCAGAAATTGCAAGACAATATCTTTGGGCTACTAATTTTGGTACACCAGAAGAAATAGAGTCAGAAATTGAAGACTGGGCAGATGTAGATAAGTTAGGACAAAAAGCTAGACAGTTTAAACCTAAGTTAGACAGAATGCAAGAAGAGATAGTATCTAGAAAACTTGCAGAACAGGAAAATAAAAAGGAACAACAAGTACAAGCTGCTAAACAATATACAGATAATGTATATAATGTATTATCAGTAGGTGAATTAGATGGTGTTAAACTAGATAAGAAAGTACAAAACATGTTATACAGTGGATTAGTTCAACCAGCTTATCCTTCTATATCAGGTAAACCTACTAACTTACTTGGGCACTTATTAGAGAAGTATCAGTTTGTAGAACCAAGACATGATCTTATTGCTGAAGCTCTTTGGCTATTAGCAGATCCAGAAGGGTATAAAAATAAGATTAAAGATCAAGGTACTAAAATTGCTACTGAAAAAACTGTAAGAATGTTAAAGACTGAAGAAGGTAAAAAAATTGCTTCATCTATTCCACATGAGGAAAGAGCACAGACTAGAAAAACAGGATCAAACAGTACAGTCTCAAGAACAGGTGGCAACAATATGTTTAAAAGATTTTAAAAAAGTATTATAAATAAACAAATAAATAAATACAAATGGCAACTCCAGTATTAAATAATGGGATTTTCTTGCGTGATACGGCATACAATGCTAGTTCACATGTAGATTCTTACCATTTACAGAACATGCTAAAAGATGCAGAACCAATGGATTTAGGTCCAGTAGACTTATGGGCTATGGCTCAAAAAGTTGAAATGCCTTTATACCAGTT